GCGCTATCAGGTGAGAATCGTTCTGTACGGGTTTATGATCCAGCAAAGCAATATAATCATTGGAATGATGATGCTGACTGCTATATCATTGCTGTAAGTACTCCACAATCAAAAGACGGATCATGTAATATGACAAACGTTTATGAGATTGTGGAGTCTATTATGAGTACAAACCCAGAAGCTCCTATCCTTATTAAGTCAACTATTAGCCTTGAAGGATGGAGACTTATTAATAGATCATATCCAGACGGACACTTTACGTTTTCACCTGAATACCTTAGAGCAGATTATGCTATGGAAGATTTTAAAAATCAAAGGAACATAACTTTAGGTGGTGGAAAGGTTCATTTCTGGTCTGATTTACTTTCAAATTGCTTAGGAATTCCAGTTGATATTTGGAATCCTGAGTCTTTGATTTTAACTAAATACTTTCGTAATTCATTTTTAGCTACTAAGGTAGCTTTCTTTCAGCAAATGCATGATATGTGTCTCCAATCTAATGTAGATCCTAACGAGGTACTTGCATACGTTTCTGATGATAAGCGTATTGGTAAAAGCCATACGTACGTAAGTTCAAATGATAAAGGGTTTGGAGGACATTGTTTACCTAAAGATGTATCAGCGTTACTTTCAACATCAAATGATATGGGATATGAATTATCAATTTTAAAAGAAGTTATGGAATATAACGAAAGGTTACGTAAATGAAAAAAATAGTATACGATAATATTTGTGAAGTAATAAGTACACGGACAGATGTTGTCGTCGAGGCTGAAGCTGATAATATGCGACCCGGTGTTTCATTTGAAGCTTATGTAGCAAATAATAAAATCAAAATGAGATGGAATGGTAAAGTTTATGTTGGTAATGTGTCTGGCATGGAATTTACATCACATGGACCAAAAGAACTATGAGAGTAGGATTTACAGCTTCTGCGTTTGATTTATTACATGCAGGCCATGTTCAAATGCTGCGCGAAGCAAAAGATCAATGTGACTATTTAATATGCGGATTGCAGACAGATCCAAGCTTAGATAGAAAAGAAAAGAATAAGCCAATCCAAACCGTGGTTGAGCGATACACGCAACTTAAAGCATTATCATATGTTGATGAAATTATTCCATATAATACTGAAGAAGACCTAAAAGACTTGTTGACATTATACACAATTGATGTTAGAATATTAGGAGTAGAATATAAAACTCAAGAGTTTACTGGTAAAGATATATGCCAAAAACGTGGAATTGATTTATATTTTAATAAACGTGATCATCGCTTTTCCACAAGCGATTTAAGAAAGAGAGTTTGTAATGACTGATGGACCATTTAAAAATGCGTTTGATGCTGATACTGACGGCGTTGTCAGACGTGAAATTGTAAGCTACCGTATGAAAGACGGCATGATGATTAAAGAGACTGCTTGTCGTGATTACTACAAATCTGGTGATTACCACGATAGCATTTCAACACAACCTTTGCCGGTACGATAATGTCACTAGAAATTATTCAAAACGACATATATGATACGGCTGATACTATAAAGCAAGACACTTTATGGTTAGCTCGTCTTCGTAATCTTGCAGATAAGTTTGGCGATGAAGAACTTTGCCAAATTGCTGATAGGTTTGAAAGCCTTACTACAACAGCACATAATCGGAAACACTGGACAGGACACGAATAATGGATTTATTTGTTTGGGCTATTTACGTTATCACTGCAATTGAAGGTGGTGATTATCAATATACACATATTAAATCATATGATGATAGAATGAAATGCGAAATCGAAGCATCAGTTTTTACTGCTTATTATGAGCCTTGGGCTGATAACGAAACTGTAGAGTGTCTAAAGGCTGAGCTATGAAGCGTTTTATATTTGACGTAGATGGTACCTTAACACCTAGTAGACAAACAATGGATCCGCAGTTTAAAGAGTGGTTTCTTGATTTTATGGAACGAGAAAAAGTTTGGCTTGTAACCGGCTCAGACTATCCAAAAACAGTTGAACAACTTGGTAAAGATATTTGTGAGAATGTTGTTACTTGTTATAGCTGTAGTGGCAACCAAACTCGTTTCAAAGGTAAGGTAGTAAACGCAAGTTCATTTGATCCAGATCCAACACTTACAACCTTATTGGAAGGTTGGTTGCAGTCTAGTGCTTTTCCACTTAGAACTGGTAACCATATTGAAAAGCGACCAGGTACATGGAATTTTAGTGTTGTAGGTAGAAATGCTAATATGGATCAAAGGCACGAATACGTTGAATATGATGAAGCAAATCGTGAACGTGAAACAATTGCATATCAAATTAATTCTGAGTTCAAAAATATTACAGCAACCGTAGGTGGCGATACCGGTATTGACATATATACTACAGGTAGAGACAAAAGCCAAATTTTAGAAGACTTTGATAATGGTTCTGACCATATCATTTTCTTTGGTGATAAAACAGAACAAGGTGGAAACGATTATCCACTCGCTAATGCAATTAAACATCCAGGCAAAACTTATCAAGTTGACGACTGGAAACATACATGGAAAATTTTGAAAGATTTATAATGGAACAAGAACGTTATCACGAGTATATGCTACGGCGCGACAAAGAAATAAACGCCCAAGAAACAAAATGGGATAACCGATTTATGGAATTGGCTGAAACAATTTCTAATTGGAGCAAAGACCCGTCAAGCCAAATAGGTGCAGTTGCAGTTAACGATGAACGTCGTATTTTGGCTACAGGGTACAATGGTTTTCCAAAAGGTATTGCTGATACTGAAGAACGTTTATCTAATCGCGATGAAAAATATCCACGTATCGTACATGCTGAAATGAATGCTTTGATGAATGCTCTATATGCTGGCGTATCATTAAAGGATGCAACACTATATGTTTATGGATTACCTATTTGCCCAGATTGCACTAAGTGCGTTATTCAAGCAGGTATTAAACGTGTAGTAATACCAACCTACAATAACACTCCAGACAATTGGTTACAAGTTTGGAATGAAAGATCGCTACCCATGTTTAAAGAAGCAGGAGTGGCGGTATGTTTACTATAGAAATGGATTGGGATGAAACAGCAATTACCATACTTGATCCAGATGGTGAATACGAAGATTTACAAGTCATTGCATACGATGATATAATATACATTAGGCAATGGGACGAAGACATTCAAAGATTTATTCTTATGTCTTTTTCTCCTAAAATGTTTTTGTCGCTTATGCAATCTTTTAAACTACCTGAAGGTGCATACATTTTGAAAGGACCGGACGAATATGATTAAAGTTTATGGAAAACCAAACTGCGCTTTTTGTACAAAAGCAAAAAACCTATTAGAACAACGTAATTTGGATTATGAATACAAAGACGTTTCTGTAGTTGAAAATATGACGGCACTCAAAGAAGCCTATCCTTTGGCTAAGAGTGTACCTCAGATCTGGATCAGTGGAACTCATGTTGGTGGCTACAACCAGCTAGTAAAATACCTAGAAGATACTGGGTACAATGGTACTGGTTACACACTTTAATTCAAAATAATTACAAAAAAGTGAAATTAACTGTTGACATTCAGTTTAGAATATAGTAGTATGGTTATATCAAATAAAGGATATAAGCATGACAAATAAAGTTACATACCAAGTTCAACTCGACATCTCATCGGAACCAACAAACCAAGAAGTTATTCAATTCGCCCAAGAACATGGCTGTACGGCTACACTTCTGGAACAAAACGGCCCAGCTGGTGGGAATCCACTTTGGCTTTTTAAATCTGACTCATTTGACATGTTATCGGAACTATATACCCAAGTTATGGGCTACGGCCATGGTTTTGACGACGACACCCTTAAAACAATGTTTACGGAGGTATAAACACAATGATTGATTGTATTATAATTGCTGAACGTTTACGTAGCTTATCCCGTCGTGCTGACAACTTTGGTAAAACACGGGAAGAGCTTATTGAAGAAATACTTATGATTGCTGAAGATTATGAGGCTCGTGCTCAACGTCTTGAAAAGCAAATGGAAATGGAGGCAGCTTAATGTCTATGCATTTAGTTCGTGGTGTACAAGTCCACGGTAAATCAAAATTGAAAAAGAAACCAGGTTGGAAAAAAGCTCAGGCTGATCACAACGAGTTTCTTAAAAGCATGGGTATTGACCCAGATAAGAAACCATCTAAAGCGAAAGGAAAACCTTTATATGAGACGAAATCGAATGACGTACACCGCAAGGACAGCGGAGTCTCGACGTCGGATGTTATCCCGGCAAATGGAACGGGTAAAGAACGAAGCGAATACACAGGTGACTACATCGTTGGTATCGCAACAATGCACAAATCAAACATGGTCCCAGTCGGGCGTGGAGATGATCCAAAAGCATACGCTCAAATGAGGAGAGGCTAATGGAAATCAAAACTGATTTGATTGTTGATCATGAAAATATTATGTTTTCAAACAAAGTAAACCGGTTTGAAGTCATTGATAACAAAGGTCGTTCATACGTTAA